TTTTTAAGATTTTATAACGATATATTTTTCCCGACCATAGATAAGGAAGGCATCGATACGATCTTGCATCTTGGTGATGCATTTGATAATCGTACTGCAGTTAATTTTGCTGCATTATCTTGGTCAAAAGATAATATCTTTGATCCAATTAAAGATAGGGGTATTAATGTTCACTTGATTGTTGGTAATCATGATTCTTACTATAAGAATACAAATGACGTGAACGCAGTTGATCTTCTTCTTCGTGAATATGATAATGTGAGTGTGTATTCTGAAGTAACAGAAGTATTAATTGATAAGCTTAAGATCCTGTTTATTCCTTGGATTAATTCAGAAAATGAAGAAAACTCTTTTAAACTTATTCAAAGTACGGATTGCAAAGTGTCGATGGGGCACCTTGAACTCGCAGGGTTTGCAGCTAATAAGCAAGTCTTCATGGAGCATGGTTATGATAGCAAACTATTTCAGAAGTTCGAGAAAGTATTCAGCGGTCACTATCACACTCGATCAACTGATGGAAAAATCACATATTTGGGCAACCCATATGAGATTTACTGGAATGATGTAGAAGATCCTCGGGGATTTCATATCTTCGATACCGATACTCTTAAACTTACACCAATTAACAATCCATACCGATTGTTTTACAAGTTGTATTATAACGATGAACCTGCATCTCTTCTTGATGCTAGACCTTATAGAGACAAGATTGTAAAATTAATTGTCCGTAACAAACCAAGACCAAAAGAGTTTGAGAAAGTAGTTGACAAGCTTTACTCAGCTGGAGTTGCTGATCTTAAAGTTATAGAGAATTTTGTTATTCAGGAGGCAGAAGATTTTGAAGCCTATGAAACAGAAGATACTCTATCCATTCTAAATCGTTACATTGAGGATTCTGAAGTTGACCTTGATAAAAACAAGATTAAGATCATTATGGAGCAAGTCTACAAAGAAGCATGTGAGATGATATAATATGTTTGTAATTAGCGTTTCTGGTAGAGAAAGTGATAGCATTTACTATGCTATTGATGAGAATAAGGAAGAGGTTATCTACTTTTTCGAAGAAGTGGATGATGCGGTTAGATTTGCTATGATGCTTGAAGATGATGGTTATCCCCAAATGGTTGTCACTGAAGTTGATAGAGAAGTAGCTATTCAAAGCTGCGAAGTTAATGATTGCAAGTATGCTATCATTACAAAAAATGATTTTGTAATTCCTCAGGAGGGAAATCGTGATTTTATTTGAAAAGATTCGGTGGAAGAATTTTCTCTCCACTGGTAATCAGTTTACTGAGGTTTCTTTATGCAATAAATCTACAACCCTAATCATTGGAACAAATGGAACAGGTAAGAGCACCATTCTGGATGCACTTACCTTTTCTTTGTTTGCAAAACCATTTCGTAAAATTAATAAGCCACAGTTGCCAAACTCTGTTAATGAGAAGGACTGTGTTGTTGAAATTGAGTTTGAGATTTCTTCTGTGAAGTGGAAAGTTGTCCGTGGAATTAAACCAAATATCTTTGAGATTTATCGTGACGGAACATTTCTAGATCAATCAGCGTCTGCTGTAGACCAGCAAAAGTGGTTTGAGCAGAATGTTCTAAAGATGAATTATAAATCTTTTACTCAGATTGTAATCCTGGGTAGCAGTACTTTTGTGCCATTTATGCAGCTGACTGCTGCAAATCGCCGTGAGGTTATTGAGGATCTTCTTGATATCCGTATCTTTTCAAGTATGAATGTCGTTATAAAGGATAAGATTAGAAGTCTTAAGGAAGATATGAAGATCTATGATTTAAAAAAGTCTTCTATATCTGAAAAATATGATATGCAAAAGAATTTTATTGAAAAAATTGAAAGAGATTCTGAGTTTATGATTAATACAAAGCAGAATCGTATTGATCATTTGGATTCAGAGATGGCAGATCATCTTAAAAAGATAGAAAAATATAATGATGAGATGGTTGAGAAGCAAATTGAGTTTGATGATTGGTCTGGTGATAAAGGAAAGCTGAAGAAGTTAAATGTGCTACGTGGAAAGATTTCTCAAAAGATTGATCTAGTAACTAAAGAACATAATTTCTTTAAGAGTAATACGGTTTGTCCTACCTGTACGCAGTCTATTGAGGAAGACTTCAGGATAAATAAAATTACAGATGCTCAAAATAAGACTGAAGAGTTGCAATCAGGTTTTTCTGAACTTGAAAACGCGATTAAAGAGGAGGAAGAGCGAGAGCATCAACTTAACGCTATTACTAGGGAGATAACTAACCTCACACATGGTATATCTACAAACAATGTTGCGGTCTCTGAGATCAGGAAACAAATCAAGAGTTTGGAATCGGAAATTCAAGGAATTACCAGACAGATTGAAGATAAAAGTATTGAAACTGACAAATTATTAGAGTTCGAGCAGAAGCTAGAAAAGTGTATTGGAGATATATCTAGAATTCGTGAGTTAATTAATTACTACGATTTCTCATACCATCTTTTAAAAGATGGTGGTGTAAAAACCAAGATTGTTAAAAAGTATTTGCCTTTGATTAATCAGCAGGTAAATAGGTATCTTCAGATGATGGATTTTTACATCAACTTCTCTTTAGATGAAGAGTTTAGTGAATCTATCCAGTCTCCTATTCATGACAATTTCTCATATGCTTCTTTCAGCGAGGGTGAGAAGATGAGGATTGACTTGGCACTTTTGTTTACTTGGAGGGAAGTTGCTGCAATGAAGAACTCTGTCAATACAAACCTTTTGATTATGGACGAAGTTTTTGATAGTTCTCTAGATGGGTTTGGAACAGAAGAGTTTTTAAAGATTATCAAATTTGTAGTTAGAGATGCAAATGTTTTTGTCATCTCTCATAAAGAAAGCTTATTTGATAAGTTTGATGGCACGATAAAATTTGAGAAGATGAAGGGATTTAGTCGGATTGTGGACAGCTGAAGAACTGTCCACTCTGCCTTCGACTCTGCCCCCACTCTTCCCTATAATTGGTGCATACGCAAAACGAAGATGCCCGTCTCCCACGAAATCAAGTCCCAACTGGCCAGGCTTCTTGCTACAGAAGATATTATTGTAGAGCACCGTCAAGTTGATACCGCACAGTTCAATGTATCAACTCGTGTTCTGACGTTGCCTCTATGGGATCGTGCTAGTAATTCAATATATGATCTTTTGGTTGGCCATGAGGTTGGGCATGCATTGTTCACGCCTGATGTCGATCCTCCAAAAGATGTGCCACATTCTATTTTCAACATTGTTGAGGATGCTCGTATTGAGAAACTGATGAAGCGTAGATATCCTGGGCTCTCCAAAAGTTTTTTCAAAGGATATAAAGATCTTTCAGATCAAGATTTCTTCTGTTTGGAAGGCGAAAATATTGATAAAATGAGTCTTCCCGATAGGGTCAATTTGTATTTTAAGATTGGTAATCATATTGATATTAATTTTGATAATTATATTGAGATGCCAATCGTTCGTATGATTGCTGGGTGCGAAGATTTCAAAGATACTATTGTTGCTGCAAAGGCACTTTATAACTTGTGTAAATCTGGTAACAATAGTGCCAATAAAATGCCTCAGCCCCCTGGAGAATCTCCCTCTGATGAGAATGAGGATGGTGATAGTATTGACAACCCAATGGGAGGAATTTCTTCAGCAGATGGAGATCAATCTAATGAAAATTCTGATAATAGTAAGGGTACTGGTGGTGGAGACTTTGACGATCTCTCAACTCATACAGTAGATAGTCTTGAGGAGAAATTGAAAGATCTCACTAATCAGTATAGTAGAGATAATATTTACGTAGAAATTCCAGATATTAATTTGAATACGGTTGTTGTTCCAAATTCTGATATTCATGCAGAGTGTGATCGTGTATCAAGAGCTTGTCAGGATGCTATTGATAGCTATTGTTCTGAAAACAATTCTTATGATATTTTTGAAACAGTCGATGCAAGCTTCTATGCGTTTAAGAAGTCATCTGCAAAAGAAGTTAGTTATTTGGTAAAAGAGTTTGAATGCAAAAAAGCTGCAGACTCATATGCTCGCTCTTCAGTAGCTCGTACAGGAGTTTTGGATTGCTCTAAACTTCATACTTACAAATACAGTGAGGATCTTTTTAAAAAAGTAACTACCATTCCTGACGGGAAAAATCATGGATTGATTTTTGTTCTTGATTGGTCTGGTTCTATGGCCAATGTTTTACTTGATACGATCAAGCAGCTATACAACTTAATTTGGTTCTGCAAGAAGGTCTCTATTCCATTTGAGGTATATGCATTTACTAACGAGTGGAATCGTATTTCATATTCTGAGGAGTATGGAAGATATATTCCCATGGATATGATTCCACACTATGAAAAAGAAGAAGGTCTTATTTGTGTGGAAGATAGTTTTAGTATGATGAATTTGCTTACTAGTAAGGTGGGTGCTAAGGAGCTTCAAAAACAAATGATTAATATTTGGAGAGTGGCTAAACATGTAAGCAATAGTGCCAGTGGATATAGAATTCCTGAGAAGCTTACTTTGTCCGGAACTCCTTTGAACGAAGCTATTATTACCCTCCATAAAATTTTGCCAAAATTTATAAGAGATACTGGAGTACAAAAAGTTCAGTGTATTATCCTAACTGATGGCGAAGCGGGTTCTTTAGTTCGACATGTTAGTGTAAATCGTCCTTGGGAAGATCAAGAATTCTTGGGCACCAGAAGACTTCCTTTGGATCATAGTTACTTGAGGGATAGGAAAACAGGAACAACTAGACTTTTAGGTCCCTACTATAATGATTTTACAGATACTCTTTTAAAAAACTTAAAAGATAATTTTGCAGATGTCAATCTTATTGGTATCCGGGTTTTGATACCTCGTGATGCAAATTCGTTCATTCGCCAGTATTATTCTCATGGAAGTGATCCTTACTTAAAAATTAATGAAGAATGGCGGAAGAGTAGAAGTTTCTGTATAACAAGATCTGGATATGATGCTTATTTTGGTATGGCATCTACTACTCTTTCCCAAGATTCTGATTTTACAGTTGATGATGGTGCAACAAAAGGTCAGATCAAATCTGCTTTTGTAAAAAGTTTCAAGTCTAAAAAATTGAATAAGAAAGTTCTTGGTGAATTTATCTCTCTAATATCATGAAAGAAAATTGGAAAGAGATTGCAAAGGCATCTGAGAAGGATGCTAAGATTCTTAGGGTCCTTGAAGAAGGACCCAAATCCCTTACAGATGCTTGGTTGCTTCAGGCAATGAAGTATAAGTATGGACGATCCAAAAACTGACCACTAGGTCTCCCCTCTATTACCATTCCCCTCTATACTTATTTCATCCACAAAAATCAAATGGCTATTTCTACAGAGTACATTCGCACTTCACTTCAAAATCTTTATGGCGATTCCATCTCAACAGGAGATATCAAAGCATGGTGTGCAATGAATGGCACTGCATACTCGACAGTGTGTAAGAAACTAGAAAACTTTAAAGTTGGTCGTGGTAAATGGAATCTTGAAGTAACTTCTGAGACAATTCAAGATCTTGAAGAGACTTATAATGTCCCTTCAGCAGAAAAGCAAATCCTGATCCCAGAAAAAAATGATACCTTCATCCAGTTTGGTAACTTTAGTAGTGTTAAAAAAATTATTAAGTCCGGTTTATTTTATCCGACGTTTATTACGGGTCTCTCTGGTAATGGCAAGACGCTCTCAGTTGAGCAAGCGTGTGCTCAGTTGGGTCGTGAATTGATTCGTGTAAACATTACTATTGAAACTGATGAAGATGATCTCATTGGCGGATTCCGTCTTGTCGATGGCGAGACCGTTTGGCACGATGGTCCGGTCGTCGAAGCCTTGCAGCGCGGTGCGATTTTACTGCTTGACGAGATTGACTTGGCTTCCAACAAGATTCTTTGCCTTCAATCAATCCTCGAAGGAAAGGGGGTGTTCCTGAAGAAAGTCGGTAGGTATGTTAAGCCAGCTTCTGGATTTAATGTTTTTGCTACCGCAAATACTAAAGGTAAGGGATCTGATGATGGTCGCTTCATTGGCACCAATGTTCTTAATGAAGCATTCTTGGAGCGTTTCCCTGTAACCTTTGAGCAAGAGTATCCTACTCCCCAAACTGAAAGAAAGATCCTTGAAGCAGTTTGCAAAGAACTTGGACTAAAAGATCAGGATTTCTGTAAGCGTTTAGTTGATTGGGCTGATATTATTCGTAAAACTTTTTATGATGGTGGTATTGAAGAAATTATCAGTACTCGTCGTCTCGTGCATATCATTCAGGCATATAATATCTTTGGTGATAAAACAAAGGCAATTGAAGTTTGTGTGAATCGTTTTGATGACGATACTAAGCAAGCATTCCTTGAGCTGTATGATAAAGTTGATGCTGATTTTGTGATGCCCACCGAAGAGGATCACCAGAAACAGTGTCTTGACGAGCATAACTTCTGATGGTAGAATTATGACAAACTCATGGAGTTTACTGTATGATGAACTTTATTCAAATAACAAAATGACTGAACATTCCGAGTATTATTATGATTACAATCGTAATGATCCAGACCGTCTAAATCGTCTTTATGAAAAATCAGACGATGGTATCCTTGGTGCTGATGGACTTGATACTCTTTCTTTCAATATCAGTGATGCCACTGATGAAGATCGTATCGACTTTTGGCATGGTTATGAACCAGAGGGTTATGACTTTAGTATTGATGTCCCAGAACTTCCAGAAACTCCAGACAACAACAATGGACGTTGGAAATATAATGAAGATGTTATTCTGAAGGATATTCATGAATATGTAAGTGGCACTTATCGTAGTCACTATACTGGGAAATCAAGTGGATTTAAAGATATCCAAACCATTGATTTGATGGCAGCCAAAGGACTTGCTTCTGCATTCTGTCAGTCAAATATTATTAAGTATGGTACACGATATGGTGATAAGGATGGTCAGAATAAAAAAGATTTGTTAAAAGTCATTCATTATGCTATGTTACTTTTGCATTTTGATGACCACTATAAGCCAACTAAATCTGATTTCCCCTATTGAAAATGCAAACAATCAACAAAATGAAACTTTCCGACAAGACAATCTCTTTACTTAAGAATTTTTCTTCAATCAATCAATCAATCCTTTTTAAGGAAGGTAACAAGCTTCGCACTATCAGCATTATGAAAAACATTCTTGCTGAAGCTACTGTGAGTGAGGATTTCCCAAAAGATTTTGGTGTTTATGATCTGAATCAATTTCTTAATGGATTGAGCCTGTATCAAAATCCAGAACTTGATTTTGGGGATGAAAGTTTTGTTATCATCAAAGAAGGAACATCTCGTTCCAAGTACTTTTTTGCGGATCCAAATGTCATTGTTTCTCCCCCTGACAAAGACATTTCACTTCCAACAGAAGATGTTTGTTTTGAGCTAAGTACAGTTCAGTTAGATAAGTTGTTGAAAGCATCGGCAGTTTTCCAAACTCCAGATCTTTCTGCGATCGGTAAGGATGGTGTGATTAAGCTTGTTGTTCGCGACAAGAAGAATGATACATCAAATGATTGTGAAGAAGTTGTTGGAGAGACTGATACAGAGTTTTGTTTCAACTTTAAAGTTGAGAATATTAAGATTCTTCCTGGGACATATGATGTAGTTGTTTCTCAAAAACTTCTATCTAGGTTTAGTGCAAAAAATAGTGATCTGACATATTACATTGCAATGGAACCTGATTCTACTTTTGGATGAACAAAATCTTAACATACATGAGGGTGCTTGGGTGCTCCCTCATTGTCTCTGCACATTTCGCCATGGTATACGTGAGTGTAATGTCAGGAACAATCATTCACTTGATTGCTGATCTCATTTGTATCCCATACTTTGTAAAATTTAAAATATGGGATATGGTGATCATGCTCAGTTTTCTTATTGTAATCGGAGTATCTAAACTATGGAACCCGATCCTTACGTCCAGTTTTTAGAGAATTGGATACCTGGAATTGGTGAAAGCACCGAACTCCATGATCACTTGCATAAGCACTTTGATTTGGGTTTTAGTGTTAATGACGAAGCAAGATTGCTTGGTTTTCAATTGGGTCACCATCCCGCAGGTCACTTCTTCCATGTGATTATCTTTGCTTTGATGAGTTTGACGATATATCCTAAGAATTATCGCAACACATGGAAAGATGTAAAGGATTTTTATGAAGCATATTTGTTGGGGAAAAGATGGCAGTCAGTATCATATTGGTTTATACCTAAGGAAATATTATGAAAGAATTTTTATTGTTTCTTCTGAGTTTCTCAGATATACTTTTTATTCCACTTATTTTTGGATTTGTTTTATCACTAATCCTTGAAGTTACCATTCAAAAGCCGGAGTTTGTATCGTTCCGTAAATTCATGTGGAAGCAGAATTTAATGTTTAATTTCATTTGGCTCATTTGCTGGATTACTCTTGCAGTTGTATACTCAAGAGAGAGTGGATCAGTTAATTCATTCGGAGACTCAAACATCTTGTGGAGAAACCCGTGAACATTTTTGTCACAGACCCATGTCCAGTAAAATCTGCATACGTTCTTCCTGACAAGCATATTGTCAAGATGCCCCTGGAGTGTTGTCAAATGCTCTCCATCGTTGCCTCAGAAAAATGGGGTCGAGGGTATGGAAACCTACCCAAGGCTGACGGAACGCCTTACAGCACCGATAAGGGGGCTTTCAGGAACCATCCATGCACAGTATGGACTGGTTCATTTGTTCATAACTGGCGGTGGGTGATTCGTCATGGACTTGCACTCTGTGAAGAATACTCCAATCGATATGGAAAGGTTCATTCTTGCTTGCATACTCTTGCATATGCAAATCAAATCTTTCCGGTTCCTGATCCTGCTGGCAGGTCTGGTAAAGGTCCACAACCCTTTGTTCGTGCAATGCCAGATGAGTTTAAGAATGACGAATCAATAGATACGTTCACTGCATATAAAATGTATATTTCTTCTAAGGCGTGGGTAAAGAGTAATTACAGGCGTATTCCAAGTCGTAAACCTGATTGGGTAGAATAATGAGCTTTGTTCAATTCAAAAAACATCGTGTTTTCAGAGAAACTGAATCTGTAATCTTCTATGATATTTCAGTAGAAGATTCCAATGCATCTGATCTAGTGGTTCATACAGGACCTGCTATTTCTCCTCCAGATGATATTGTTGGAGCAAAGCAATTTTATATTCATTATCATCAGACTGATCACAATCGAGTTCTATCTGGAACTCGTACCTTTGAACTTGTAAATCTCGGTTGGAAGTTTCCATATCACATCGTTCACTTGAATCGTCAGAGTGGTGCATTAATCATTCCTCCTCAAACATTTCATAGGAGTGTCTCTGGAGAGGATGGATCAATAGTTATCAATCAAGCAATTCGTGATGATGAGTTTGATCCAGAAAAAGAGTTCTCAGAGGTCTCCTCTGGGCAAAACTCAGAACTCTACAATGTTCTCGCACATGAGAAGCCAGTAATCCACAACATTGGGGAGTAGGTCTTTTGAATACTACATTAACTATTGATGATGGTGTCCTGACTTTCCCTCCAGAGATATTAGAAGTGACTGGTTGGAAAGATGGTGATGTGTTAGAATGGATTGACCGTGAAGACGGGTCTTTTGAACTGAGGAAAGTCAATGAGTCGTGATGAGTTTCTTTGGGTCGAGAAGTATCGTCCCAAAACAATTGAAGAATGCATCCTTCCAGAGGACATCAAAAAAACCTTTCAGGGATTCTTAAGTAAAGGAGAGGTTCCAAATCTTCTTCTTGCTGGACCTGCTGGTTGTGGAAAAACTACTGTAGCAAAAGCACTATGTCATGAATTAGGAGCTGATTATTATGTCATCAATGGATCCGACGAGGGACGTTTCCTTGATACGGTCAGAAATACTGCAAAAAATTTCGCTTCGACCGTATCACTTTCGTCAACTGCTAGACACAAAGTCATCATCATCGATGAGGCGGATAACACAACAAACGACGTACAACTC